CAGTTACTTCTCCGTGACTCCACCGATCCAAACCCCAATCGTAAATGATTAGCTTGTTTGGAGTCCCGTTTGTGTTTCCTGAGCCTGGGTAGGAAATCCAAATTCGTTGATTGTCTGGATCGGCAATCGCCGAAACCCGATCAAAGTATTCAGAATCCACATCGGACAAAAACGTCTTGTCTACTTTGCCTCGTCCAATCGGAGAGCTGGACGAGTAGTCAAACAAGTAAAAACCGTCCTCAGAGACGTAGAAAATTTGGCGGCCAAAAGGAACAGCCAACCCTGGGATCAAAAGGCCGCGAAGGGGGTCAACCTTATTGAGCTGAAACACTACGTCGCCGCCAACGTAATCAGCACGCCAGATCGCTCGCTCTTGAAAAATTGCTCCTACCTCTGACCCAGAAGCAATTGCCTGAACGGCACCGCCATCTCCCTCAAGAACCTGACGATCGCTTTGCACCGCAACAGCAGCAGATGTCCCGAGCTCGGGCCAGTTAAACGGGTCTGCGATTGCTGACCAATGAATTGCATTTTCGGCTTGGCCAAAAGTTGGATCAAACGTGTTGCCTAAAAACAAAAACGAACCGACAACACCTGCTCTACTTGCTCTAGGAGCATTGGATGTTGCGTTGCCCAATCTGGCAAAATTCAAACTTTGGCCGGTTGTAAAATACTGGGATTCGTCATTCGGGTTGACTGCAATGACTACGTTTCCAAACGCAACGAATTCCCACCGAGCATCCGCAGAACAGTTATACGCTCCTCCGGTTGTTCGGCTCACGTCCTCTGTGCTTGACCAAAGCCGATACAACTTTTCCGTTGTGCCGACAAAATTGTAGGGATTACCAGATCGGTCAATAACCGAAATTGCCCCTCTGGCTCTGTCTTCAATGGCAGTCAGGCCGGCAACTTCACTTAAACCATTGATGCCGCCATATCCCATTGGTTCGGTAATTGTGTTCAGAGCAATAGTCAGCCCTGGATTCCCAGACGAAGGAAGATCCGGCAAGTATTCGCCAAAGAGTACTCTCTGAGACGCTTTCATCAGCGAACCGCAATGTCAGGCTGCATTCGCAGAGGGCCGTGACCAGTACGAGCCCTCCACTCTTGCTGCTTCGCTTGCTGCTTGGCTCGCTCAAACAACTGCGACCACACCAAGGTGCGCTCGTCGGCACCGAGATACGGTGCGCTGTGCATCAGCGACCCATACAGCAAAGCGTCTGGATAATCTCGCAAAACCTGATTGGTCTGGTTGTCCGGCCCAAGGTGTTGCGTGCCGGCTTTGTAGTAAAGCTTGTAACTCTGGGTTCCTGGCTTCGGGCCGATGTAAACCCGGTTGCCGTGGAAGGCCCCAACGCGAGGATCGGCAGACGCGCTTGATTGCGCCTCGTAGCCATTTTGATGACGCGCGACTACGTCAAACGACGACACCGTCACCGGAGAAAGCGTGCGGTCGTCCCATTGAAGAAAAAAACCTTCAACGTAATCTTCAGGCAGGTCGATGTAATCCTGCCCAGCCAAAGACGTACCTGTAGCAATTGCGTCGTTCAGCCGAAGATTCAGATCGCGTTGCAGCTCACTTTCGGCAAGCCAAACGAAATCTGGAATCCGCGCAGCAAGATCATCACGAGCCAGCCAATCGCCAATCACCTCTAGAAGATTGTCGTAATCGGTGAAGGCGCTCACTTGCTATCTCCTGGTTGATGCGCGGAAATACTCCCGATTGGGTCGTCGTGAAATTTTGCCTGGCGATGTCCGGTACTTGAGCCAATCCGGGTCATCAAGCTTTGCTGCGATCTTGGGCCAATCATTTTTGTCAAAGATGTTGATGCCGCGCTGCATCAGTCGATGGACTTCAACCAAAGGGATTGAAGCCACCTTCTTCAACTCTCTTGATTGGCTGTATCCATCTCCTGACTTGTATTCCTCGACGTTCGCCTTCAAAATCGGCTCAACATCCTGAATCGTCTCAATGATGGATTTGCCTTCAGACTTGTCTTCGTGAAAAACGTCTACTGGGCCGTTGCTTGCAATTCTTGTGATTGCAGAGTTGGAAAGAACTTGGCCTCTGGGGCCTTTTTTCCGAAGAATGTCGTCCATCAGCGTCCGTAAGGGATTCCGGCAAGCGGAATTACCTGGTAAGCCGGCGTCCCCGCGTCGGAAATTACTCTGAAATGAGTGTTCCCGGCCACGTTAACAGCCACCATTGAATCAGCAGGAACGCCAATGCCGGTCGTCATTTCGGCAGCGGCTACGCCTGACTGCCCAAACAAAAACGACATTGAATTCGTTCCAAAATTCACCAACACAACCCATTGCGGGTTGTTCGTGTTTGACAACGGCGGGATTGCAATTGCAGCCGAGCTCGTGCCCGATGCAGATCCGCCGACAGTCGATCCGCCAGGCTGAATGACCATTGGATCTCTCCTAGCGCCGAATGATCAGCGTGCAGTCTACGATGCCCGTGGCGGGCTCATCGTTACTTTGGAGTTGCACCGAATCGTGATCTGCGATGAAAAGCTCGGCGTCGGGATACGCAACAAAGCCCGTGTCTACCGCTGTAATCGGGAAATCGATGTCAACGCCGGAATCTGCTCCATTGACCAGAATGTCAGCCGTGCCGGCTACGTCGATTGCTTCCGTCGTGTTGACAGAAAAGCCAATCACTCGACCGCCATCCGGGCAAACAACAATGTCCGTTGTGTCCGCCGCGCCGCCAAGATCCAAATTGCCTGCCGGAATGAAGTAATCGTTCAAAGTTCGCATGATGATCCCCCGCGTTCTGCCGGTGCCCCGACTTCACGGTTGAAAAAGGAAGAGAGGGGACACCCCGACCCCTCTCTTCCCTAATTCACTACGCCGTCGTCAGATCCGCAACGACGCCGTTGCCCGACTGGTTCTTGCCGACCAGCGTCCACTCCGCAAGAAGCTGGCGCTTCTCGGAGTCACCCGTCTTCGACAGCGCGTGCTGTCGGAAGTCTCGCAGATACGCGACCTCCCACAGCTCCGGCGTGAAGCAGTACACATCCCGACTCCGCTGGAAGCGATTCGGGACAACCTGGTGGTCGCCGAAGTCGGAAACATACACGTCGATCGCTGCGACAAGGCGCTTGTCCTCGCCGACATCCATTCGCGTGCTGTTGCCGGTAAACGACGAGATCACGGTCTTGTTGAACGGACCCGCCATGATGATCGACGGATCACCGCCGTTCGTCCAAGCACCCTGAATCACCGACTTGAGATCGCTCTCAAGAAGGGGACGCTGAGTACCGTCAACGGCTGCGGTAAAAACCGATCCACTCCAACCTGTCGAAGTTCCGCCAGCACCTCGACTTTCGTGAACCCCATCAAGCGTTCCGGTGTTCGCCAGGTTGTCGTCGAAAAACGCCGAAACCGAAGCGGCTTCGCCGGCAGCAGCACCGTCGTTGGTTCGCGCCACCGCCGTGTTGTTCAGACCGACACAAGCGTACTCAATGTCGCGCTTCAACTCCTTGCTGCGCTTGGCAAGCTGGTAGCTGAGCTCACTGTCTCGGCCCGCCTTGTCGATCTCCTCCAGCGTACCGGTGACGGCAATCGTCTTGGAGCTGATCTGGCATTGATTGCTGACACGGACAGTCGGAGTCGATGCCAGGATCGTCGGGTCGTCACCTTCGATCTGAGCGTTGCTCGCCGCAGAGGCAAGCTGATCAACCTGCCACTCGTGCTTGATCGCACGAGCCGTGCCGCGACTTGCCATCGTCAGAAACGGCGTCTCGGTGGGAGAAATGTTGTAGATGATGTCAGAGAGATCCTCTCTAGCTCCGACCGTATCTACGACTTCGTAAGTATTCGTGGGCAATGCCATTAGAGAAGTCCTCTGATCAATGCAGCCGCGTCATCGACCGAGCCTGTCTCGTTCAACCGTCCGCGAAGAGCCTGCTGGCGCTCCGCTTCTTGCTGTTGTGCCGATAGCGTTGCTGCGTCGTCCCGCGCCCCTGGTCGCAACGTGCGAGGCAGAAGGCGAAGGCGTTTTTTGACTTCAGGCTTTTGCGCCTGGAGCCTTTCCCATTGGGCAGCCCGCCAAACGGTCAAAATGGATCGCGCATCTTCTAGCGCGTTGATTTGCTCGTCCGAAAAACCGTTTTTCTGTAGGTATTCGGTTACTTCGGTCATTGCGGCCCGTCCGGTTTCGGGCTCTTTCCAATCGGGCCGAAGCGTATAAAGCGTTTCGACTTGCTCTTTTTGCCATTCAACATGCTGAGCCGCCGCTTCCTCGTCGCGGCGTTTCATCTCAGCATCCATCATGTCGAGACTGCGCTGAATGTCAGCGCGACGTGCGTCACGCGTTTCACGCTCTTTCAAATACCGACCAGGATCGGTTTCGCGCAGCATGTCCCAATCAATATTGGGCTCAGCCTGCACCTGAGCGATCAAAGACGCGGTCAGCTTCTGCTGCTCTGCAATCCGCGCGTCGTAATCCGCTTGAAGATCACGGCTCAAGGTGTTGTACTTTTCACGCGCCTGATTGTCTTGCTCAGGCTGCGCCATGTACGCGTTGATCACCTCAGACAAGCTAACCGTGCCATTACCCTCACGGTTGGGCACTTGAACGTGATCTAGAAACTCTGTCTCATCAACTTCAAACGCACTCGCCAGATCCGAAAGCGTTTCAATTGCGTCAGCGTCTTCGCTTTCGGAATCCTGAACAACTTCTGCGGCTTCGCCTTCGGAAGACTCTTCGGCGGATTCAGCTTCTGCGGCCAAAGGAATCTGTTCCTCTTCAGAATCTTCTTCCAAAGGAACAGGATTGCCAGGAGCCTCACCAATCAAGCCTTCGGCTCTCAGGTAGGCATCAAACTGGTTTGCAATCTCAGGCGCAGGAGTGCTGATCTGACTTTGTGACAATATGCGTCATTCTCAGCTCGTCTAGTTGTGATTCACAGCCGAAAGAATCTTGCCGCGTCCCAAGAAAGTTTGCAACTGCCTCTGAAATTGAGCCAAAGCAAACAGTTGGCCGTATGCCTCTTCTCGGAGTTCGTACTGAGACGGCGTTGAGTTTTTCCACACCTGAAAATAATGCTCTTCAATCTCTGCAAAAGCCTTGACCACCGCCGGATTCTCAAGGATTTCGCTAGCTTGCCGGGCCGCTCGGATTTCGTCCTCGTCGCTCATTCGTCCTCATTTTCAGCTTCGGAGTCGTTATCCTCGTCAGCTTCCATCCGAGATTTTGCCCCGATTGTTGCAGAAATCACTTGCGCCTCGTGGGCGGATCTAGCCACACGCTCTTGGCTTTCGATCTTTTCCATATCAACGCGCTCGCGCATCGCCAACTCTTCTGCGCGATGGTTGACGATGTTCTTTTCCTTCATCGCCTTGAGCTGAATTTCACCAGAATTCAATTCGTTCTGAGCCTGAATCTTTTGCGATTCCAGCTTCAGCTTTTCCATCTCCAGATTCGGTTCCGGCTCAGGAGGCTGCGCGCCATCGGGATCTTGGAAGAACAAATCCGGGTTGGTGTAGCCAACCGCTTCTGCCATCCGAGTTGCCGCGTTGTAGATGTTTTTGGGAGTGACGAGATAATTCATCCCGCCCTGCTGGATCATTTGAGCCTGCACCTGCATCAAAGCGTTCAACGCCTGAGCCTGCTCGCCGGCCCGACCGGCCCCAAAACCAACCTCAACTTCTACGTCGCACTCAAAATCCCAAGTAGACGGATCAATTTCCATCCACTCACCAGAAACACGCACTTGGTGCTGCTTCGTGTCGCACGTTGCCATGATCTGGAAGATTTTGGAAAAAAGCTGTTTCAGACCCGTACTGGCAAAAATCCTGGCAATCAGCTCAATCTTCTGCTGCTTTGCGCCCTCAAGACTTGCAACTGCCGCAGCCGTCGTATTCGACAGCATTCCCGCGTCCAAATCCTGCCCATGAGCCATTACGCCCGTTCGGTTGCTGCGGACCTGCTCCAAATACTGCAAAACAGGGAACGTATCCCGAGGAAGATCCTGAGTAATCAAAGGCTCAATTGAACCCGGTCCTCGCTGACGAACCAAACCGCCGGGACGCACCGTCAAAAGATCGTCTACCTCAACCATCCCCTCAGTAATCGCCATTCGCGGGTTATTGGCAAGGTACAGGTGATCTAGCATCTGCCGCAGGATCGTTGATCGGATTACCTGAAGATCCGTCACAAGATCAGCCAGGCTTTGACCATAGAACTTGTGAGGCATCGGAATCGGCGTAATAGAGCAGAACGGGTTTACGTTAACTTGCTCGTCGTCAATGATGTAAACGGACGAATCTCCGACTACCAAGAACTTGCGAAGCTCAGAGTAGCCATCGCCGTCTTCATCAATTCGCGCGTAAGCCTCAGTCGTCCAAATCTCTCTTGAGGCCACATCCGTTCGCTGGCTACCCGACGACGGATACGA